AGGCGCAGGGGCTCAAGGCCAAGACCGTGCCGCGCACCGCCGCGGAGGCGGACCTTGTCGACTACCTCAAGCAGAACGGCGTTCGCGACCCCGAGGCGCTGATCGACTTCGTCAAGCAGTCGGCAACCGATGACGGCACCGCCATCAGCGCCTGGCGGGACGGCAAGCGGATCAGCGTCACGGTCGACGACGCCGATCTTGTCGCGGCGTTCCGCGGCCTCGACCAGCAATCGGCCGGCATGATTGCCCGCGTCTTTGCCGTGCCGGCATCGAGCCTGCGCGCGGGCGCGGTGCTGACGCCGGAATTCATGGCGCGCAACCTCGTTCGCGACTTCATGACGGCCTTCGTCAACTCGAAGGGCCTGTTCTCGCCGATCGACACGCTCAAAGGGTTCAAGAGCGCCGTCGCCAAGGACGACGTGTACTGGAACTGGAAAAAGTCCGGCGGCGACAATGCGACCATGGTGGCACTCGACCGCCGCTATATTCAGGAAAACCTCACGAAACTTACGGCCGATACCGGGCTCGGTACCCGGGCGTGGAACGTGGTGACGAACCCGCTGGCCGGCCTGCGCATGGTGTCCGAATTGACCGAGCAGGCCACCCGCCTTGGCGAATTCCAGAAAGTGCTCAAGGGCATGGAAACCAAGGAGATGATGCAGACCGCGGCCTATGCCAGCCGCGAGGTGACACTCGATTTTGCCCGGGTCGGCGCCAAGATGCGCGCCTACAACATGGTCACGGCGTTCGCCAATGCGCAAATCCAAGGCGTCGACCGTATTGTTCGCGCCGCCATCGACCGCCCGCTCAACACCACGGTCAAGATCGCCGGCGGCGTCACCATGCCGTCGGTGCTGCTGTGGTTCGCCAATCACGGTGACCCCCGCTATGAAGAACTGCCCGACTGGCAAAAGGACCTGTTCTGGATCATCCCGACCGACAAGTGGGAGCCGATCTCGCCGCTCGATGCGCAGAACAAGCCCGGGCACCTTGTGCGCCAGCGGGGCGGCCGGTGGGAAGTCAACAACGGCCACATCTGGCGCGTCCCCAAGCCGTTCGAGGTGGGCGTCATCTTCGGGTCCGGCGTCGAGCGCACCCTGTCGGCGACCATCGGCAAGGACAAGGAGGCCTTTGACGGCTTCGCCAAGTCGGTGGTGAACATGCTCACCCCGTCGGTGGTGCCGACCGCGGCCGTGCCGGTGTTTGAGCAATGGGCCAATCGATCGAGCTTTACCGACCGGACGCTCATCCCGGCGCCGGCCGAAAAGCTGCTGCCGGAATACCAGTATACCCCTTACACCACCGAGCTCTCAAAGGCGCTGGGGCGGGTCGTGGCGAGTTTTCCGGGTCTGCGGGAGGCTTCGGTCGAGGAGGGCGCGGTAGGCGGCGCAGCGGCCCGCGCTGTGTCATCGCCGATACTGATCGAGAACTATCTGCGGGGATGGACCGGCGGCCTTGGCGTCTATGCCCTGAACATCGCCGATGCCAGCCTACGCAAGTCCGGCGTGCTGCCCGACCCGGTAACGCCGACCCCGACCCTGGCCGACATCCCCTTCGTCAAGGCCTTCGCCGTCCGCTACCCGTCGGCGAGCGCGGAGTCGATCCAGAAGTTCTATGACGAATACGGCCGGGACAAGCGGTATTTTGATAGCTGGATGGCCAAGGCGAAAGAGGGCGACGCGGACGCCATGCAGCGGATCGAGGCAGCCGGCGGCCCGAGCATGTTCCTGCGCCTCGATGCCTTCCGCCAGGCGCTGACCGAGCACTCCGCCTTGGTCCGCGATATCTACAAGGCGCCCGACATTCCGGCGGAGGAGAAGCGGCAACTGATCGACGGCCTCTACTACGCCATGATCGAGCTCGGCCGCGCCGGCCGTGACGCGATAAAACAGGGCCGGGCGGCGCTCGATAAGCCGGCGCAATAGTCCGAGTGCGTTGCCAGCGCAGGCAGCGGTGTCATGGTCCGCCTATGACACGCCGCATCAGCCAGTCCGGCCTCGATCTGATCTGCCAGTGGGAAGGCCTGTACCTCACGGCGTATCACGGCGCCGCCGATCGACCCGGCCTTCTGACCATCGGCTACGGCCACACCGATGCCGCGGGACCGCCCAAGGTCACCGCCGGCATGACCATCACCAAGCAGCAAGCGCGCGACATCCTGCGCGCCGATTTGGCGAAGGTCGAGGCGGCGGTCGAGAGCTTGGTCAAGGTGCCGCTGAACGACAACCAGCACGCCGTCCTCGTGTCGTTCGCCTTCAACGTCGGTGCTGGCGCGCTCGCGGGATCCACGTTGCTGCGCAAGCTCAATTCCGGCGACTACGACGCAGTGCCCGCCGAACTCATGAAATGGGTCAACGCCAACGGCAAGCGTGTGCAGGGGCTGGCCAACCGCCGCGCCGCCGAGGCCGGCCTGTGGGTGCGCGGCGCGCCGGTGGCGTCGCAATACGTCGAGCCGACCGTCGAAAAAAAGAACGCAGCTCTAACGCCGGAGGCAATCGCCGGTGGCGCGGGCGCGGTGTCGGGCGTCGTCTCCGCGGTGTCGGGCGCCACAGGCCCGATTGCCTATGCGCTGGCCGCGGTGATCGTCTTCGGCTTTGCCATCGCCGCATTTTATTTCATCAAGCGCATGCGTGAGGCTTCGCAGTGACCGCTCTCATCGGATTTTTCCTCTCGCCGATCGGCCGCTACCTCGCCATAGCGCTTGCCGCACTGGCCATCGTCGGCGGCGCCTACACCAAGGGCCGCTTTGACGGCCGGGCCTCCTACAAAGCCAAGATCGAAAGGCAGATCAAAGATGCTGTTGAAAAGGGGACTGACGCTCGCGACCGCGCTCTGCGCGACCTCGATGCTGGCCGGGTGCCATACGACTGGTTCCGGGACGAATAGCGTGGTCTGCGAAACGATGACGTTCGTCTACCTGTCCCGCAAGGATACCGAGGGCACCATCAAGCAAGTCGTTCCGAACAACGCGGCGTGGGTTGCGGCCTGCGGCAATCCAAAGAAGTAAGAAGCGGAGCGCCCAAGCTGGCGGCGAGGGCGCTCCATGGCATGTTTCCATGCCACACACCATGACCTAAGCAGGAGATCATGATGCACGAGAAGACAAGCACGGGAGGCTTGACGTGAGCAACCCGGACGATCCGATCAACGTCGCGTTCGACGACCTGACCAGCGAGCAGCGCAAATCATTGATCCGTCTTGCAAATGCATGGTCGAGGGTCGAGGGTTGGTGCCTCGTCAACAGGGCTATCGGCCGGGTTATCCTCATCGGCGGCCTTGGATTAATCATCCTGCTCAGTCAGAGCATCGACGCCATCAAAAACCTGGCGCGCAGTTTTGGCCGGTGACCGGCGCCGACCGTAGGCTTTCATAGCGCCCCAGGAAATTGATGCGCGCGCAGGCATGCCATGCTGCCGCTTCGGTATCGTGCAGCGCCCAGCCCTTCATGTCTGGATCCACCATCGGGTCGCTCAAGCGCGCCTCGACGCCATCGATCGTCTCACTTGGCGCCAACCATAGAAAGGCGTTGTGCCGATCGCTGCGGCCAACTGAAAACCCGGCCTGCGCGCAAATGCTCTTAAAGTCATCTTCGGGGCATTCCATGACGTCCCCCACAGTTGGTAATTTTATTAGTCTATCGCTCTGGTTGAAAATAGCAAATGGCCGTCATCGCATGTTCCCTTATTTATTTTCAACGCGCATTACACCAGCCGTCTGTTCCGCCGTCGCCTGGGTATTTGTTTTCCCAGAACCGCAGCCCATCCTTGCCAGCGAAGGTGACATCTACCTCGGCCGTGTAAGGCGTCCCTTTCGGGCGGGAATATTCGTCCTGCACCTCGTCTGGCATCTTCGCCCAATACGCCTTCACGTAACGCTCGCGGGCTTCCTCTGACGGATGGATCGAATAACCATCAGGCCTAGTACCCCAACCGCGCTCCGATTCTTCCCATTTCTGAACTACAACCTTCATCATATCCTCCGTGTTAACGCGTCATTAGGGCTGTTTTTTGCCAAAGTAGTCGCCACGCCGCTCCATACCGACCGTTAGGTTGTTCAAGGCGATTTTAGCCTCATGAAGTCGGCCAACCCAATATTCGCGTTTTGAGGCTTCGGCATCTTCGTGTCGCCA